TGCACCGCAGGTCTTAGGAGTCAGTGCAACCTGATCAATGGTCTGCTGGGACTCAGTAGGTGAGCCTGATTCAGCAACCCAATAAGCGGTCGCAGCGCCGGACTGACGAGGAATGTTGACGTTGCCAGACAGGCCGGTCAGAACGGTTGCGCCAGCTTGATCCAGTGCAGACTGATTACGCAGCAGATCAATGAAGTTGGCAGCATCCAGCTCGGTCTCGACGAGGTTACCGCCAGCAGTAGCAGTGCCAACGTTCAGGTCGCGACGCATAACGTCAGACGGAACGGTGATACCACGGGACTGACGACCCAGCTTTGCGGCAGCAGCTTCAGAGGCTTCAATCTCAAAAGCAGCGGCTTCGCGAGAAGCACGGTCACCAGGATTGCTCAGGTAGTTGATGGCACGCAGGAAAGAAAAGCTGCGAGCTTCTTTTTGTGTGAGGCCGATGTCACCAGCAGAGGTGTCAACAGGCTTGGCTTCAGATCCCATTTGATCAATAAGAGCAGAACGAAGTTCGTCAAGCCCGCGTGAATTCACGATGAACTCTTGCGCAAGCTCGGCGTTGTTGGTGCGCTTACCAAGGGCAAGCATTTCAGATACTTCTTTAGCCTTGGCCTCAGCGGCCTCAGCACGAAGAAGCTCCAAATCTGGAGTTTGTTCTTCCATGACAGGAGAAGGTGTAGTGTTTACGGTTGAGGCCGTAGATACAGTCTCATTTTGAATGAAACTGCGACCAATGCCAACAGTTTGATCCGCTGGCACGGTCACCAGCGAAACCTCAAACGGTTGATAGGAAGTAGCGCGATACGTTGTTGGAGACGTAGTGCGATCTTCCTCCATATCGTTAATTTTATAACCAAAACTTACGTTGCGAATAATGTTATCTTTGATGAGATCTTGCATCTCGCGGCCAAGCTCATTGTTGGCAAGTTTTACTTTTGCGTAAGCACGCTTGTCTTTAATGTATGCACGCTCTACAACACCAACAATCTTGTCAGCATCATGCTGGTAGAGCAGCGGCGCACCATCATTTAGACGCGACAAATCCATCGCATCCTCAGACATCATCAAAACTTCACTGCCGAAGTAGCGCTCAACAGGCTCTTCAGAAGCAAAAGGAAACTCAAGAGTACGATCGTCCTCATGGTAAAACTCAGTGCTATGCGCACGAACAAGTTTTGCGTCTTCATACATACGAATCGGCGAAATCTTTGTCAGCGTGCTGAACTTGTGCCCAACCTGACGATCAGTAGCTTCGCCATCACGGTACAAAGTGATTAACGCAGCAGGGTCCTCTGCAGTGCCGGTAATAGTAAAAGATGAGTCAGGGACGTTAATCGTGCCGTCACGCTCAACACGAACAATGCGTCCGCGAGCAGTGCCACCAGAAGAATTCCACCTAACAAAGTCACCAACCTTGAGTGCATCAGGCTCAGCACGATCCATGCTCTCCTCATTAGTCATTTGTTCTTCCATTGAATCATATTTTCGGTCACGTGCATTCTTGATGGCATTCGCCTTTGAATCACTCCATGACTTTCCAGCATCTCCGCCCCATGCAGCCCATGCGACACGACCTTTACTTGGATAACCATCTTCGCTAGGAGAGAAGCCCTTGCCCTGCTTGTCACTTTCATGACGAGCAAACCAAGCCGACATCGTGATCACAGTGTCTGGCGACATTTCGTTGCCTGACAAGATTTGAGACGCACGAGTCGCAGCATCGTCAGTGCCACCCGCCTTGCCTTCTTTCTTCCAAGCGCGATAACGTTCGGCCTCTTCCTTCATGCCGCTTGTTGGCTTCAAATCAATGTCAGTGCCGTTGACGTTAGCCATCAGGATTCCTCGTCATGAATTTCAGGGTGAGCCGTTTCTTCAACTGGCGGGTTTTGCGATTGGCCTGCCTTGTCAACTGCACTAGGGTCAGAATCCAGAACAATGCCAAGCTCATCCATTGTGGCAAGCTCATGCTGTCTCTGCCTCATTGTTTCTTCAAAGTCACCACCGTGCAAAGCGATAACTTGTGACAACGTCATGATGCCACTGCGGATCAAGGATTTGTAGGCTTCTGCCTCTTTTTGCGGATCTACAAATTGAGCAGCAGGCGCAACCCACTTTGATTCGTAATAACGGTCAGGATCCATGTCGTAACCAGACACGCGCAACTCACCGGCCATGACGGCCATATCCATCCACTTCTCGTAAACCGGCTGACACAGACGCTCGATGATGTACTGCTGCAGAGTGCGATAATGTGCGCGAGTCTCAATCAACTCAAGACGAGACGAGCTGTAGTTCGACTGCGAGAAGTCACTGCTCACCTGCGTGTAGCTGCACCCGACGCCGGACGCGACGGCACGCAACATCTGCGCAACAAAAGGCGTAAAAGCATCATCTGGCCGCTGAGGTGAGAAGAACTGCATTTCTTCACCCGGAGCGAGACGCCGGATGCTGCCAGGAGCGAAGTCCAGCACCGACTGATCTTCAAACGTGCCATCTTCAAACAACTCCTGATCCGGTGTACGGACAAAACCCATCATTGCCGAGCTGGCACGGGCAGCGATAATCTCCGCCTCCTCGTAACCCTTCAGGTTGTTGAGGCGCATGATGGCCGACGCAAAAGCCGATACACCACGGGTCTGACCAGGACGCTCAGCGCTGTAAAGATGAACGATCTGCTCAGCAGGTACACGGATGCGTCTCTTTTTTGCGATCTGCCCGCCAGTGAATTGGTAATCGCCAGGGTGATAGCTCAGGAAGTGATAAGCAACAGGTCGTGACCACTCATTGACCTCAACACCCATACGAACACGATTGCCATTTTGCTCGATGCCCGTATAGTCATCGTCAAGCAAGTCAGCCTCCAGCACCTCTAAGCCAAACGGCACCCTAGAGTCACCAAAGCTTTGATTGACAAAGCGGACAAACACTTCGCCGCTTTCCATCATGCTGCGCAGGCAAAGTCGCTGAATATCGCCCCAGCTCAAGGTGCCGCCAGCGTGGCAGTTCTTTGCCTTGCTCCATTTGCGCCATTCGTGCTCAATAACGCTGTTTGTCCTTTCATCAAGGCGGCCACCACGAATCATGCGGACTTGCGCCTGATGCTTGATACCCTGCCCAATCACATTGTTTGTGACAGCACGCAATGCGGACTTAGCAAAGTCAGAATCACGAACAAGAGAACGCGCCCGATTGCGCAAGACACGCAGGCTGTTCTTTATCTCAGCATCTGCGCTTGTATTTTGACTGACCCAGTCAGAAGTCAGGCGGCTCATAGACGCGCCCGAATAGTTGCGACGTTGACGCTTGCGGCGAGTAAAAGGCCACATATCAGATAAACCTCACGCGGGTGACACCAGGATTCCCAAGACCTTGGCGGATCTTCTCAGCGCGGCGCTCCCTGTCAACTTCAGCTTTCAAGGTGTCGCGCAACTGCAGAAGTTCACCCATTTTATATCGCTTCAAACTTCTGTTCCCAATCGTGTATTCCTGTACTACTCCTCCTTCGGCAAGGGTCCGTATTGCTGCCTCAACTTTTTCAAGGTCGATTGCAGCTCGCGTGCGATCATCGAACGCAGCAGGATCTCCTGTGTATCCGAGTGTCGCTTTGACCGTAAACTGTCCACGACCAGCCGTGTGCTGTAGTGATCCGTAGGTTGCAATCGCCTGCCAGGTCCACAGACCCGCGTCAAAGTTTGTCGTCGTGCTGCTGGGAACAGTAATGCGCCAGCCGTCTGATTCTGCAACACCGACAATCGATGCTCCTTCAGACGCAGTATTCGTTCTTGCGTACCACGTCAGCGTGTAATTATCGCTGCTGACGCTAGTTCCAATTGAATCGGTGAACGCAGGCACGTCAAAGATGACCGTGTCACCTGCATAAAAAATCTCAGGAACAGAGATAGTCACCAGTTCGTCACGAATGATGCCCGTGGCCGACTAACGCGCCGACGACGATGCGGTTGGTAGTCTGATTCTACCGGCTTTTCCACCTTTGCGTCATCCTTGATTGGCTTGGCCTTTGCAAATTGTTCAAAAATCGTGCTGCGATTGAAACGCATATATAGGAAGTTCAGCGCAGCGTAGCTGTAGACAAAACAGTCAAGGGCCTCGTTACGGTCGCCTGCCTTCTTTTTCCATTCACGAACAGCAAAGCCTTTGACATATCGCACAACCTGTCGTTCTGACGTTAGCTGCTTGAAATATTCTTGCCCTGCCTCTGCATGAAAATGAATATATCCGGCACCAACTTCGTTGTGCTTCAGGCGGCCAAACAACGTGCTCTTTATGGTGTCAACACCAACGGGATACACTTGTGCGGAGTTTTTAAGCACTTGCCCGCGATAGTTAATGTCAACTTTGCTCGGCTTGCCAATAGCAGGTTTATTGCGCTGTGACTGACCCTTCAGTGCAAACACATTATGTTTCATGCGTTCACGCGCATACGCATATACTTCTGACGTAAAGTGACCGCCGGAGTCAATTCCAATCGCGTTGATCCTTACTTCCTTGCCGCTTGTCGTCCTATAAGTGCGCAAAATTACATCATCAACTTGGTCCCACAGTTTCTTGCCAGCAGGATCACCGTAGATCTCAGCATGTGAAATTAACCAGCACTCTTCACCCTGCCCATACGCATAGATGCCAATCGCAACACGGTTGTCCTGCACGTCAACGCCAGCGGTAACGATACTTGCACCGTCTGGGATCTCTCCTGCAGGGTAAAACTCAGCGCGTTCACGCAAGCCGTCAGCGCCAAGTTTCGCGCCAACCTCTTCCTCCCACGTCTCGCCAAGCACAGTGTTGACAAAGGTCTTCAGCAACGGCGCATCAGCCTTCGCCCGCAAAAACTCTGTAACGATCTCCTCCCAGCTTTTCCAACCCAGCGGCGAATACAACGACGACAAGTGAAATCCAACAGTGCGCGGATCCTCAGAAGTTGACGTAGACCGCCATTCGCCACGTCGCAGCATTTCGCTTTTGTAATGCTCTTCTATATGCGTGCCGCATGATTCGCATACATACGCAGCAGTTTTAGGATCAGCATCCCGCCATTGAATATTTTTCCACTGCAGCCACTGCATGTGATCACAATGTGGGCACGGAACAAAGAAACGACGCTGATCACTAGCAAGATATTCAGTTTCTATTCTGCTCATATCCTTGACAGTAGGAGTAGAAGTAAGGATGATCTTTCTACGGGAAAATGTTGACGCCCGACGCTCAGCCAGCGCACATGGATCGCCTTCTCCGTCTACATCAGCAGGGAAAGCATCAACTTCATCCAACAACACCCAACGACAAGGCGCTGAACGAAGACCAGTTGCGCTATTTGCACCAGTTAAAAGCAAAATTCCACCCGGAAATTCTTTTGAGAACATGGTGTTCCCAGAATCACGACTCCTAGCAGGAGCAACCTTATCCGCTAAGCACGGAGTCTCATGAATCAAGCTATCGAGCCGCTGCTTACTCAAGCGCTTAGCCATGTCAATGGTGGGCTGCACAAACATCGCGGGACCTGGCGCGTGAGCAATCATGTAACCGACCACGTTGTTGATCGCCTCCGTCTTGCCGAGCTGAGCGCCAGCCATGAACACCACCTTCTGCACAGAGCTGCTGGACGACATGCAGTCCATGATTTCCTTTAGATACGGCGTGCGATCAGTCCTCCATGGTCCTGGTTCCGATGACGCCTTGTTGCTCAGCATCCTGTACTGATCAGCCCACTCCGACACCGTCAGGTCAGGGTCAGGCCGCAAGCCAGCAAGGAATGACTCACGATAGAGCGCAGCACCATCACGCATCCGTCAATCGCTCCAATGCTTTGCGCAATTCTTCTGACAGGGCCTGATGTATCACGACGCTATCTGTCTCGGCGGCAAACTGGTTGGCGACACGGTCAGGAATGCTGTTCACCGCGTCACGAACAGAGCGGGCCATTGAAAACGCCTCCCGTTTCACCTTCTCCGCGTCGCATAGCTTCTCCTCCTTCTCTTCCAGATCAAGACGAGACATCTCAGCGCGGAAATACTCAGTCTTGGCGCGAGACTCGTTGAAGCTAGGGATTTCTAGTTCCGACGTGGCCTTGCGCGTGCTATCCTGTTGGGTTGGGTTTTCGTAGTTCCAAGCCTTAACGGCGTCGTCCTGATCGTAAAATACTTGGCTGCCTTTTTTTGTCCATGTGCCGTCTAGTCGGCCTGTGCCTTTTACCTGGCTCAGTCGGGCACTGCTGACTCCTAACACATTTGCTAACTCCTTGTGCGTTATTTTCGCCATTTAGGAGTGATTAACGACCGCTAACCGGATATTACATCAAATAGCAAAATTTAGACAATCTTACATATATATGGGTCTCAGCGCGTCTCATGATAAGACCGTGGTGCCCTGACGCTAAAAAATAAAGGCGGTCCGAAATCACC